TTCTCCATCACAGCAAAATATGGAGCTGACAGTAATGTCTAGTGTTAAATCACAAAGCTCCCCCAGGGACTGAGATCAGGGTAATCAGGACGCACTGTAAATGCGAACCTCGAAGTTTCGAGTACTTCTTATCCCACGATAAAAAAAAGTTTGGCTAACCTAAACTTTAATCATATATTTACGTTATAAGATTAGGGGATGAAAAGGTGTAGATTGACAACATAGTTCTTTGAGATGATACAAGCAGTGTTAGTATTGGAAACACTTAAATAACCTATATAAACAATAAATGCAAACGTAGAATTATCTACTTGGACTTTCGAGGACGCTATGGCGTTCGCTGATGGTGAGTTCGCAATGGCAGCTTAGTCCAGTGGGGTCGCATGATATCCTAGAAACAGAAGTGCCGTATTTGGTTTTATATGTTGTACTAACTAAACAACATATCTACGATTTACCATTTTAAGTAGCGATATAAATTGGTTATTTTGTTATAGTTAGAAAACATAACTAAGCTTGTGAATGAGTCTATTGGGTTGGTTGTTAAGACTTCGGTTCGATTCCGAACATCTCCACAACAAAAAGCATTTTAAAGAAAGTTTGGCTAAACTAAATTTTCAACTTATATTTAGGTATAAGAAAAAAAGAAAAATAAGTTCTTTGAAAAATATTTAGGTGGTTAATTAGAAAGTTACTTCGCAAGAATAGTTCAGTGGTTGAACATTTTCATTTCCAGAAAAAGTCGCGGGTTCAATTCCCGTTTCATGCTCCAAACAAACTTTCTTAAATATTCCCCTAAAAACATTTGATAAATAGTAAGGATCAGCATTATTTTATAATTTTACTACACTTTTAATATATTTATACTAAACAACAAGTATGAAATCTAAATTAGAAAATAAAGAACAATTAGAAGAAGTAATTAAGAATAGTATAAATATTAATGAAGTTTTAAATAAATTAGGATATAAACAGAGTGGGGGATTGTATAAAACTTTTTATAAATATGTTGAGAAATTTAATATAAATATAAGTCATTTTACAATAAATAAACAAAAAATTAATAAAAAAAAACTTGAAGATATTTTAACAAACAAAATAATTTATAACAATTCACATAATTTAAAAAAACGTTTATATCATGTTGATTTAAAACAACCAATTTGTGAATTGTGTGGTCAAGATGAATATTGGAAGGGAAATAAAATTAGTTTAATTTTAGATCATATAAATGGAAATAATAAAGATAATAGATTAGAAAATCTTAGAATTATTTGCCCTAATTGTGATGCCGGGTTACCTACATTTAAGGGTAAAAATAGGATTAAAATATTTAAGACCTTAAAATTACCTAAAACTAATTTAAAATTAGATATAGTAACTAATATCATAGAAAAAAATGAAATTGATTTCTCAAAAAGAGGATGGGGTAAAAAATTAGGAATAATTTTAAATACTACTGGTTCAAGTGCTATAAAATATATCCAAAGTAATTTTAATAGTTTTTATAAAGAAAAATGTTACAAATATTTTTATGTTCCTGAGGACAAAATGGTTGAGTCGTTGCCCTGCAAGGTGCACATTTAAATTTGGATTTTAAAAATCGCGGTTCAATTCCGCCTGAAACGCTACCAGTGTTCTTTTATCATTTTTTATGTTCCTGAGGACAAAATGGTTGAGTCGTTGCCCTTTCAAGGCAAAGGAACGGGATCGTTACCCGTCAGGAATACAATAAGGTCTATTAGTGAATTGGTATCATGCATCACTGTCTATGATGAGTGCTCGGATCGTAACCGTGATAGACCGCCAAAAATAAGGATGTATAGCTCAGAGGTAGTAGCAGCACACTCATAATGTGAAGGTCATAGGTTCAATCCCTTTTACATCCACCAAAAATAATGTATGAAACAGTATAAAATCTTTGATAAAGAATCAAAAAGTCATGAATATGATTTAAAAGTAGAAACCAATATAGATGGTGATATTCATTATGCGCTTTATCATTCATATAATAATATATGGACACGTCCTGGAGAAATAATATTGTGTGCTATAGATAATGGGAATGGGTTTACGTTTACATTACCAGTAAGTAATAAAATGAGCTATTCAGAGATAACAGAATTGTATATTCTTTTAAGATTTATAAAAACCCTAGATTCAGATCTCATGGGTAATTATGAAATAGTAGATATTGATAGTTTTAAAGATTTTTAAAAATAAGTTTGGTTTTTTAAAAATTTAAATTTATATTTACGTTATAAAAATAAAAATAAAATGAAAAAACAATTAGTAGTTACTATGTACGCATCATGGTTAAAGGATGATCAAAATAATAGAAAAGATTTCTTAACTGATGAAGGAACAAAACGTAGTGATTTATTTAAAGAAGAATGGAAAAATCACACACTTACTAATTTAAATAATTTTAATGGTTTTAATGGAGATAAAAAAGTAATATTATGTACTAGTAAACCATTTTTATATATTAGTGATCCTACTGAAGGAGAAGGTGAAGTTAGTGATTATAAAATTGTAATAGTAAAATTTAACAAATCTATTGATAAAATATTTTTAGATGAAGATGATAATTCTTTACCTTCTAAATTTGAAAATATTACCAAAAAATATAAAGGTGAAAAAATACCTATCTCAATATTTGAGTCACATTTAGATATAAATGAATTACTAAAATATGGATGTTATGTAGATGAAATCCAAGAAAATGAAATAGTTAGTATAAAAGAACAATACCAAGAAGAATAAATTCGTATATTTAATTTAGTAAATAAAAATAAAATGAAAAAGATAGTATTTTTTAAGGATGTAGAAGTAAACGGAAAAAAAGTACGTAAAACACTTCGCGCAATACAACCATCATATATGTGGCAAGGTTACACAAAAGGAGGTACTATTATAGATTCTGAAGTAAAAAGTTTAGGACGCTATTTAGAACCTAGTTTTACAGGTTACTATACAGCATAAAAATATAACATGGGGGAGAAGTTTAAAAACAACACTGTTTAAAATATTCTTCAGCAATGATAGTCAAATTAACAGTTACATCGGTAAAACGTAGAATTTGAAAATCTAAGTATTTGGTTCAACTCCAAACTCCCCCACAATTACTGTAGTAATAAGTTGAGTTACTTCGTCTGATTTTTTAGCTCATAAATGAAAAACAACTCACTTAAACTTTCTCAGTAAAAATTATTAATCGTAGTAATAGAAAGTCTTTCATCGTATATTGGTTCGAGTCCAATATTTCCCATTCGGGAAATTAGTCAAATGGTAAAGACAACAATCTTATAAATTGTAAAACACAAATACAGACTTCTAGATTTCTCGATTAAAATGCTTCTGTGGCGAAATAGGTAGTACGCGAGGGACTTAAAATTCCTTGGACCGAAGGGTCCGTGTCGGTTCGACTCCGACCAGAAGCACATAATAAAATTATAAAAACCGTCATAGTCTTTGAGTCTTTTATATATTTATTAGAAATAAAATATGGCATATTTGAAATATACAAAAACGTATTTAGAAGAATTAGTAAAAAATTCTTCTTGTATGTGGGAGGTAGTAGAAAAGTCAGGAATGAGTAAGCAGGAAGGTAATTATAGATATTTAAAATCATATATTAATAAATACCAAATATCTTTAGAACATTTTAAAAATCATAAAAAATCCAAAACCCATAAAAAAACATTATCTGAGTGGTTAGTAAAAGGAGAACATTTAACTCTTAGTGGTAATAAATTAAAAGATAAATTATATAAAAATAATTTAAAAGAATGTAAATGTGAATTATGTGGACAAGATGAAAATTGGAGAGGTGATAAAATTAGTTTAATTTTAGACCATATTGATGGAGATAGACAAAACAATGAATTAACTAATTTAAGGATTGTATGTCCTAATTGTAATGCTACTTTACCTACCCATTGTGGTAAAAATAGAAAAAAACTTATAAATGATTTCAAAACGAAATTAATAACTATAAGTAAAAAAGAAAAAAATGAAATTATAAGACAGTTAATAATAAAATCAAATATCGATTTTACCCAATATGGTTGGGGTGTAAAACTAGGAAATATTCTAAATAAAACACCTCAATACTCAATAAAGTGGGTTAGAATTAATATGCCTGAATTATATAAAACCTGTTTTAAACATATAAAGTAAATATCGCGGGAAGCAATGGTTGCTGGTGGCGCTCATAACGCTTTTACCTTGGAGATTCGATCGCTCCTCCCGCTACTAAAACAACGATTGACTCTTATAATAGTTGTCGACTAACATTATAAGATAAAAAGCAATATAGCCCTCAGCTGATGCATCGTAAAACTTAAATAAAGCTGTTAATAGTGGAGCGAGACGGGTACTCCACAGTTGTTTTTTAATGCGTATGGTTCGGCAACCAAAACTGATTCATATCCAGTTTCAAACAAGTTCGACACTTGTATACGCAACAAGGAGTCCGCAGGCCACGGAATCGTAGATCCTCATAGCCTCTCAACGATGCACACTATTGAGCTAGATCGTAAGCTAGATAGGTTGGTAACTTACCTACTGACATGAAAAAGTTGCAATTGCCGAGATCGCATAGTGGTCGATTGCACCGGTTTTGTAAACCGGTAGAGAAAATCTCACGTGAGTTCGAATCTCACTCTCGGCTCAATAAAATAAAATTTATGAAACAAACAGAAAATAATATGTGTAATGAACGAATCTGAAAGAATACCATATAGATTACCTAAAAACACCTAACTTCTTTAATAGTACTAATTAAATGTGGTTATGAGTTTACTAGATGGTGTAAATAAAAATATGACTCTATAGTGTAATGGATAACACATGATGCTTCTACCATCAGAATAGCGATTCGAATTCGTTTAGAGTCACTTATCCTTTAATTAATGCAAAGCAATTGCTCCGGTGGTGTAATGGCAGCCACGCTACACTTAGGATGTAGTGTCGAAAGACGTGAGGGTTCGAGTCCCTCCTGGAGCACTTAAACTTAAAATGTTATGGAATACACAAAAGAACAAATTAAAAACTGGAAAGATAAAGCCCAAAAATGGGATGAACTAGGAGAAGAAATTTCTAAATGCTATTGTAATTCTGAAGGTGAATATGATGAAGACAATCCTGAAATTGAGGATGCTGATTTGTGTACTATTGGTGAAATGGCAGCTGAGGCCTTTGGGTGGTTGTAAAAATTAAGCCTCCCGAATGGAAGGCTTAGAAGTGCAATATTTATAGTCGCTAAACAATTATTGCGATGATAAATATTAACTATAAAATTCCTATCGTAGGAATTTATAAAATTACTTCTCCTTCTGGTAAAGTATATATTGGACAATCTATTAATATAGAAAGACGTATAAAAGAATATAAAAATTTATAATATAGAACAGGTTTGCAAGAAGAAGAAAAAATCAGCTGGTGGTTATATTTGGATATATAAATAATTCCTTTAATAAATTAAAATTTAAATTAAATGGCAAAATATAATGCGAAAAAAGAAATAAAAGAAAAAATAACTACTAATTTCCAAGATGGAGTTGGTTATATTTTAAATCCTAAAATAGAATTAATATCTATTTTAATGACTGGGATAGATAATAAATATTATGAAAATGAAACTGATCGGGAAATTAGATTAAGAAATTTAATTAATGAGATTTCTATTAAAGATCCTATTTTTGTAGCAAAAGCCTTAATATACGCCCGATCCGTAGCAGGGCAAAGAAGTGTAACACATTTAGGAGCTGCTATATTTGCTAAACATATATCTAATAATCCTATTGGTTCTAAATTCTACTCTAAAAGAGATAGAAAACAAAATAGAGGTGGAATAATATATCGTTTAGACGATATGCTTGAAATATCATGCGCTTATCAGGCAAGAAACGCAGGTAAACCGTTTTCAAACGCTATTAAAAAGGGTTTTAAAGCAGCACTAGAATCTGCTGATGAGTATGAATTAGCTAAGTATCAGGCCAAAAATCGCGATTTATCTTTAGTTGATATTGTTAATTTAGTACACCCAAAACCATCAAAACAAATGGCTCCGGTATTTGCTAAATTGATGAAAGGTGAACTTAAACAGTTTAATACTGTAGAAGATAAAAATACAACTGCGGGCCAGGAAGTAGCTGCTAAAGTAAAATCAGGTAAAATTACTAAAGCTGAAGCTGCTGTTGAATTAGCACAAGCTAAAGAAGATAACTATACTGAATTAATTCAATCACGTAAAATTGGTTATTTAGCTCTATTACGTAATTTGCGTAATATTCTAAAAACAAGTAATAATACACAACTTGTAAAAGATGCTTGTAGTTTATTAACCGATACTAAGATGATTAAACAGTCTTTAGTGTTTCCTCACCAAATTGACTTAGCATTAGAAATAATGTTAGATGAATTTGGAGCTAGTAAAGCAATGCCTTTTATTAAAGCACTAAATGACGCTTATGAAATCGCAATTCCAAATCTAACTGAATTATTCCCAGCAGGACGTACAGCAGTTGTATTTGATAGTTCAGGCTCAATGAGTACACCAATTCAACTTGTAAATAAAAAACATGGTTCAGAAGCCGCTATTGCTAAAGCCGCGTTAATCGCAGCTACATTAGCTAAGGGTATTGGTGCTGATGTTTATCATTTTGCTGATCGTTGTGATGAAATTAAGTTTAACCCACTTGATACAGTTAACACACTTAAAAATCAGTTTTTAAATAAACAAGGATCAGTTGGTTATGGTACAGCATTTCAAAGTATTATGACTAAACTAGATAATAAATATGATCGTGTATTTGTTATTAGTGATATGCAAGGTCGCGACATGCTTGAAAGAGCTAATCATAAAAATCTTCATGTATATTCAATTGATATAGCTGGTTATGGTACAACAATGTTTAAACCAGGAAATAAAGTTTATTCATTATTCGGTTACTCAGCTGATATTTATGAATTAGTTTCTAAGGTAGAGATAAACCCTCTGATTATAATTGAAGAAATTAATAAAATAGAAATATAAAAATACTTCAATAAGATGATAACATCGACTGGGTGTTTCCACATCCGGTTTTTTATAAAACTTTAAATATTATACTATAGTAAGGGTTTGAGGTACTTCGTAAATTAAACAGAATTTAAATATAAATTCAACTATACAAAAAACCTCACACTAGGTCGCTTTTGAAAAACAATCAAACAGGAGTAAACAGGTGTAAAACTCACCCCAGTAATCTTAGTATATATTTTAAATATTTATTCAAAATGAATATTATTATTTGGATTTCTATTATAGCATTAATAACTTCATCATTATTGATTTGGTTATTCTATAAGGGTTCACCTGATGATGATGACACACAAACAAAACACAAATATGGAAAAGAAGTGGATTTATTTAGATGATGTAAGAACACCAACAGAAAGTCATGTTGAGTGGATTGTAGTTAAAGACTATAATGAATTCGTATCTAAAGTAGAAGAAATTGGCCTTGAAAATATTGAAACTATATCATTAGATCATGATTTAGGCCCAGAAGCTATGAGGGAATATTTTAAAAATGTTGCCCCCAATGGAGTATTCAATTACAATAATGTAAAAGAAAAAACCGGGTTAGATTGTGCTAAATGGTTAATTACAGAAACTATATGTTCTAAAATACCACTACCTCAAATTTTTGTACATAGCGCAAATCCAATAGGCTCCGCCAATATAATGGGATATGTAAATAATTATCTTAAGAATAGTAAATTACCCCAAACGTGTGTTAGAGTTCAAATACCACATACGGCAAATTGGGATACAGACGAAATTCGAAAACTTCAAGAATAAAATAAAATATCATGGAATATAAAACATTAATAACAAAAGAAAAGGTTGATTTAATTCCATATGTTAAAGAATATATAACTAATAAACCGGATACTGTTATCTTAATTGGTTGTGATTCTCAAAACCAAAAACATGATACGTTATACGCTATTGTTATTGGACTTTATACTCCTGGAAAAGGTGCTCATGTTTTATTTACTAAATTTAATATTCCTCGTGAACGTGATAATTTTACTCGCTTATTTAAAGAAGTACAACATTCAGTTGAATTAGCTGAGCAAATAAGAGAAGGAACAGGAGTTAGAGCAAAATATATTGATGTAGATATCAATAATGATAAGAAATATAAAAGTAATACTGTACTGGCAAGTGCTATAGGGTATGTTACTTCATTTGGCTATAACTTCAGACATAAACATGATACGGAAACACCATATATGTGTTATGCAGCTGATAGTCTTATAAAATAAATAATTTTTCGCATAAAGCGTGTCTTATAAATCTCACCCCACTGCTTCAACAGTGGGGTTTTTTAACATATATTTATATACATGGATATTAATAAAATTTTCGACTTATTCAACCAAAATACCCAAATTAAAGACGAAGACGTAATTATAGCCAACCTGTATGAGCATCCCTTATTTTGGGTTGGTATGTTTGAAAAAATCGTCAAGAATAATGCAGTGTTCAAAACTAAAATAGTTAAATTTTTTTCCACTAACGATTCTGAATATAGTATTGAAGAATTAAACGAATCAGGAGATGCTGTTGTATTTGCTAGGGCTTATATGTTTATAAAGAATATAGATTTAAATAACCCTGAACATCAGAAAGCAATCATATCTCGAGATAAATGTAATTTATCATCGGCAATATCTTTAACAATAGATTATTTTTCAACACATGAAGAATATGAGAAATGTGCGTTTTTAAAAAAAATTCAAACATTTCTTGAAAAAGATTTGGCTACGTGAAATATGTTTATTATATTTTAATTACGGGTTTAAGGGAATAGAGAATGAGCAAGTGATGAAATGGGTGATGGAGCAGATGATGAGGTGGGGGGGTAATATATTAAAAACTATATATATGTTAAATAGAGAAATAATACGACGTAAATTAGAAAAGTTAGAATCTAATCTAACTAAACAACAGTTTGTTTTAAGAAAACAAGGCACTATGGATGAATATGTCCAAATCCATAACGATATGAAAGAACTTGTAAGTGAAATTAAGGGATATATAGAACATGAACCTCGAACAGGTAATGAAATTAATACATCAATCTAAAATTAAATAATAGTTATGAAACTTACAGCTGAGCAAATCCAAGAGAACTGGGAGAAATTAATGATGATGATAGATCAATTTATATCATCACCTCGTAAAGAAAATTTAATCGCGTTCTATAAAAAATATCAAGAACGATTAATGATGATGCCTGCATCTCATAAGAAAGAATACCATAATGCATTCCCAGGAGGATATGTAGATCATGTTATAAGAGTACTAGAATGTGCTATCCGTATAAATAAAGTATGGGATGAAATGGGAGTTGACACTACTACTTATACTTTTGAAGAATTAATATTCTCAGCATTAAATCATGACTTAGGTAAATTAGGAAACGAAAACCATGAATCTTATATACCTCAGACTGATCAATGGAGGCGTGATAAACTAGGTGAAGATTATACATTTAATGATGCTTTACCATTTGCAGCAGTGCCTGATCGTAGTTTATTTTTACTTCAATCTCATGGGATACCTTATACATTTAATGAAATGATAGCAATCCAAACACACGATGGCCTATATGATGAAGCAAATAAAAAATACTTCCAGAACTATATGCCTGAACAAAAACCTCGTACTTCTTTACCCTATATAATACATCAGGCTGATTTAATGGCTGCTCGAATTGAATTTGAAAAAGAATGGTTACCAAAACTTAATGAAACAAATTTGGAAGAACCAAAAAATAATTTTACATTAGATAATAATAAGAAAACTAAATCAACACCTAATGTAATTAAACAAAAAGCATTAAGTAATCTTAAATCAGAAGGACTAAAAAATCTATTAGCTAATATATGACAATAATAATTATTACAGTATTAATAATATTATTAATAATAGCATTATATGTTATTAGAAATTTATTATTAAAAAATGAAAAGCAAGAAGATATATTAATGGGTTATATGGCCTATTTAAATAAAATATCAAAAATCATTGATTTCTCAGACGCTAAACTTAAAGAAATAGATGCTAGAGGAACATTTAAGAGTGATGATGAAGTTGGATTTTTCTTCCAGCAACTTCAAGCTATCCAAGAAGTATTAAATACATTTAATATTAAGAATTTATAAATATGGAAGTAAAAACTAAAAGAAAAAAAAAAGGGCAATCTAATATATATTTTACTCAAGATACAGAAAATGCCATCATTAAATATAATAACAGTGTTGATGATAAAAAACGCGATGAAATATTTCGAAAAGAAATATACCCGGCTTTTTTTAAACTAACTGAATATATAATTAATACATATAAGATATTTAATACTGGTGAAAATAATATATCTGAGAATGGTACTATTATTAATATTCAAAGTGAAGTAATTCAATTCCTACATAAAAAGATACATCTATTTGACTCTAGTAAAGGAGCCAAAGCCTACTCATACTTCGGCACTATAGCTAAACGTTACCTCATACTAGCATCCCAGGGGGCTAATAAAACACAATTCAAATCTACTACTTTATCAATAATAGAAGAAGATGAAAAATATTCATATCAACTAGATGATGTTGAATCAGATACAGGAGAAGCTATTGATCATAAATCACAACTATCAAAATTTATGGATAAATATATAGATTTTTGTACTATAAATATATTTGAAATATTTCCTAAAGAAACAGATGCTAAAGTAGCAGATGCGATTTTAGAATTATTTCGTAAAAGAGAAAATCTAGATGTGTTTAATAAAAAAGCGCTTTACATTTATATCCGAGAAATGGTAGATGTGAAAACACCTAAAATTACTCAAGTGGGTGAGAAATTACATAATATATTCAAAGAAAAATATATTTTTTATTTAGAAAACGGATATACAAATTTTTAAACGCTATATTTATAATAAAATAAATATTATGACTGCTTTAGAAAATATAGTATTCGGTAAAAAAACTTTTAGTAGTATATTAGAAGAAATATACGATAATCAAAAGAAAAAAGAAAGACAAATATCTGCATTAATAGCTGAACTTAAACCGCTGATAAGTGATATAGGTGATGCTACATTAATAGTTCCCCTTATTAAAGAATATTTAGAGATAAGTGTTAAAAATGATGAACAGCTTATTAAAATGGCTACCATTATACAGCGTGCTTTAAGTAATTCATCAAGTGATGATAGTAGTTTAGGTATATCTGATGATGAAAAAGCTCAATTACTCGCTGAAATTAATAAGATACAAAACGAAAATAAATAAATATGTCTATTAAATATGGATTTTCATCATTTAATGATTCTTTAAATAATCAAGATCAAGGAAACATATATTATGCTATAGCTAATCTTCAACAGTTAATTACAGCAGTTCGTGTTAAAAGTATTGTATTAAACGATAAGCATCCAAGATTTAAAGAACTAGGTGAATGGAATGGATTAGGTACTATTGAATTTCAAAACGTAAATAATCCACTTGATAGTCCATCTTATTCAACAGCTTCTCCACTAAATTCTAATTCTAAGAATTTTCCTTTAATAAATGAAATAGTATTTTTAATCACTCTGCCAGATAATAATATAGGAGAATTAACTTCCGCTTCTAAATCATACTATATTTCTCCAGTAGCATTATGGAATCATCCACACCATAATGCTTATCCTTCAAACCCAACAAACCCACTTCCTGCTCAACAAAAAGATTATCAACAAACATCAGCAGGTAGTGTAAGAAAAGTAACAGATGGATCTACTGAAATATATTTAGGTAATACATTTAAAGAACGTTCTAATATTCACCCGCTTTTACCTTTTGAAGGCGACACAATATATGAAGGCAGATGGGGTAATAGTTTAAGATTGGGTTCAACTGTTAAAGATCAACCTAACAACTGGTCAACTACAGGTAATAATGGTGACCCTATTATTATTTTAAGAAATGGACAACTAATAGATGCTAATAATGAAGGTTGGATACCTATTGTTGAAAATATAAATAAAGATATATCTTCTATTTATACCACAAGTACTCAACAAATACCTTTAGAAGCCTCATCTACAAGTTATACTAGTTATAAAAATAACCCCCCTACATTACCTAACCAATATTCAAATAACCAAATTATACTAAACTCAGGCAGATTAATATTTAATAGTACTAATGATCATATTTTATTAAGTTCTAAAAAAACAATAAACTTAAATGCTATAACTTCTGTAAATATCGATGCTCCAGCAACTATAATTCAATCAAATGAAGTATATTTAGGATCTAAAGATGCTACTGAACCTATATTATTAGGCAATTCAACAGTTAATTTATTACATACTTTAGTTCAAAACTTAAAAGCATTTACAGATATTTGCAGTACAGTTGTAGGAACAGCCCCTGGAGTACCAGTAGGTCCTTTAAACGCAGCGGCATCTCAGTTATCAGTTACATTATCTCAATTAGATATAAATTTAGATAATATAAAATCAAAATACGTTAAAACAGCATAATGATAACACCTCAACAAATAGATACTCAAAGAGCCCAAGAAGCTGCTCAGCGTCTATCATCTCAAGGAAAAATAACAGATGTTAACACTGCCGCTATTCAAAATGCAACTCCTGGAGAACAAAAGCCTCAAGGGAGTGCTAAATTAAGTATTGCTATAACTAATCTAGGTAAAAAAATATATACTTTATTATTACCTATAGCTGTAGGATTAGCTATAGAGTTAGGAGTGAAATTAGCTCAATCTGAATTATCTAAATTAAAACAACAAATTTTACCTAAAGATGGTTGTCCTAATAATTCTCAATTACAAA